CTTGCACAGTCGCTGATCGAAACCAAGGAAACCCTTGGTGCCAACATCCTGAACCGTGCCTTCAACAGCGCGTATGCAGGCGGCGACGGCGTATCACTGGTCAACACGGCTCACCCAATCGCAACTGGTACGTTCTCGAACCAGCTTACGACGGCAGCCAACTTGTCGCAGACTTCTTTGGAACAAATCCTCATCCAAATCCGCAACGCCGTAGACAACAACGGCAAGCGCATTCGTTTGACGCCAAAGAAGATCGTTTCCGGTCCATCGAACGTGTTCCAAGCTGAGGTATTGTTGAAGTCAGTATTGCGTGCAGGCACTGCAAATAATGACGTCAACCCTGTCCAAAGTTTAGGATTACTGAGCGACGGACAGGCTAACCTTTCGCGTATCACCTCAACCACCGCATGGTGGGTGCAGACTGACGCGCCAGAGGGTCTCAAGCTCGCGATGCGTCGTGGCCTTGAGAAGAGCATGGAAGGCGACTTCGAAACCGACAGCATGCGCTACAAGGCAACAGAACGCTACGCGTTCGGATGGACGGACCCACGCGGCGTATTTGGAACTGCTGGGATTTAAGTTGTTGTAAAACAACGATTTAATTACCGCTTGCAAAGGCTCCCATTGGTGACTAGGATACACTCCTACAACCAATGGGAGTTTTTTTATGCGCAAAGAACACGACACCTGCACGATGGAGGGCTGCGGCCGGCCCCACAAGGCCCGCGGCTACTGCCAGACACATTACATGCAGTTCAAGCGGGGCTTAGCGCCCGTCGGTCCGATCCGATCCCGCGTTTCCGTAAAGCCCGACGAGTGCGCCGAGGACGGCTGCGCTGAGCCAGTTAAAGCCAAGGGCTTGTGCAAGGCGCACTATCAGCGGTTGCTCCGCCACGGACACACCATGTATCGCGACCGCAAGACGGCCGCTAAGCCGTGCGACATTGCTGCATGTGACAATCACTCATACGCCAAGGGCCTATGCCACGCGCACTACATAAAGCAGCGCAAGTGGTCGTCTTTCGGCGTTGACGCCACCCGCTACCAAGAGATGCTGCGCGAGCAGAAGGGCGTGTGCGCGATATGCGGCAAACCCGAACGCGCACCAGACAAGGCGTCGGGCAAGACGCGGGATATGGCCATTGATCATAACCACGAGACGGGTGCTATTCGTCAGTTGCTTTGCTCTAACTGCAATCGCGCACTTGGCCGCTTCCGCGACGATCCGGCGCTACTCGATGCGGCGATGGCGTATTTACACAAACACCTAGATGCCTGATGCTTTTTATGGTAAGCCGAGGCCGCTATAGCAGCATTTTCTTTGCAAAGGATTTATTATGTCACAAACTACTTGGAGCGGCCCACTGGCCTCCGGCGACATTAACGCTGGTAAGACAGGCGGCCCAAACATCGGTCTCGCACTTCTTTCGCAGACCGTGTTGATCGACGTTGGTGCCACACTCGTGCAGAACGGTACGGTTTATTTGCCGTACAAGTCGCAGATTGTGGACATCATTGTTGATGTGCTTACGCAGTACGACAGTGCCACTTCGGCAACTTTGTCTGTCGGCACATCATCGGCGGCCACCACCTACGCAAGTGGCGTCAACGTCAAGACCGGCATCCGCGTGCGCCCGACGTTTACGGCTGCACAGTTGGCGGCGATGGATGACATCGGAACAAACGGGACTGTGGTCGCAACTGTTACGTCAGTGGGTCAGCCTACGGTTGGACAAGTCCGCGTCACGTACCAGTACGTACAGACAACGGCTAATGACTAATCGCTAATGCGATGATATGATGCGCGCGGGTAGCGGATTGGAAGTCCCCGTTACTCGCCGCATTTTATAAGGAATACCCAGATGGCAGATGCAGTAGCAACACAGATTTTATTTGATGGCGAACGCAAAGCCATTATGAAGTTCACCAACATCTCCGATGGCACTGGCGAGATCAAAGTGACCAAGGTCGATGTATCGACACTCAACCCCAGCTCTTTCAGCAAGGCTTGCGACGGTGTGACAATCACCAAGATTTACGCCATGACGCACGGCATGGAAGTTGCCATATACTGGGACGCGACCACCGACGTGTTGGTTACCGTTGTCCCGCAGAACAGCAACTACGTGTCCGACTATGAAAGTTTCGGCGGTTTGTGGAACAACGCAGGCGCGGGCAAGACAGGCGACATCCAGTTTTCAACGTTCGATGCAAGTGCGGGCGACACGTACACTATCATCCTTGAGATGGTTAAGTCCTACGCAGATTGATGATGAACAACGCCTTCGACCTTCGGCAGTTTAAGGCCAAGAACCACATAGACGACGCGCTGGGCGTGCGTCCGAAGGCGCAGCAGCCAATGCCTGACCCGCGCATGCCCAATCTTGGGCCAGTGCCCAACCAGCGGCCGATGCAGATACCGGGCAACCCGCAGCTCACCCCGCAGGGTATGGCCGTGTCTGGCCAACAGCAAGTTGGACCCGGCATGGTTAGCGGCGGCGCTATGGTTAGCCCACAAGGCTTTCAAGGCGGCGGCGCTAATTACAGCGTGCCTGCCGCAGGCGGCCAGTTTAACGTCGGAGCGTCGATGGACCCGCGCATGAAGCTGGCCCAGATGCAAGCACAATATCAACGCGGACCGTTTAGCGTAGGCGCGCAATACCAGCCGGGCGCTGGTGTCTCTGGCGGCGTTAGCTACCAGAAGGCATTTGCCAAGGGTGGCCTCGCGATGGCCGAGGGCGGCGCGTGGACACGCAAGGAGGGGCAGAACCCCGAGGGTGGCCTCAATGCCAAGGGCCGCGCATCGCTGCGCGCTCAGGGCAAGGACATCAAGCCACCCGTTTCAGCCAAGCAGGCGAAGAAATCACCCAAGGCAGCCGCGCGTCGCAAGTCATTCTGCGCAAGAATGAGCGGCATGCCGGGGCCGATGAAGGACGACAAGGGTCGCCCGACACGCAAGGCACTTTCACTACGCAAATGGGATTGTTGACATGAGCGACTTTGCAGTAAAACCTGTCTGGGAAAAGAAACGCCCGAAAGACCTCGGCAAGCCGAAAGACTTGTCGGTCAAGCGCAAGAAATCTGCCAAGGCACGCGCCAAGGCGGCTGGACGACCCTACCCAAATCTCGTTGATAATATGGCTGCGGCCCGCAAGAAAGGTAAGTAACATGGACGGTTTCAAAGATAGCACCCGTATGAAGTATATGACAGGCGGCCCAGCAAAGCGTGCTGAAGCCAAAATGGGCAAAGTCATGGGCGAGTTTGCGTCAGGCAAGCTGCACAGCGGCTCGAAGAAAGGCCCAGAAGTCAAGAACCCGAAGCAGGCTGTGGCCATCGCCATGAGCGAAGCCCGCAAGGCTGCCGCGAAAAAGCCTGTTAAGATGGCTGAAGGCGGCACGTACAACGAGAAGGGCAAGCGCGCGACACTGGCCGAGATGGAAGCCGAAGACCGCCGCATGGGTTCGAGCATGCCAGCTAAGAAGCCTGTCGGCCCCTCGTCGGTAGCCGTATCGAAGGTACTTGCTGCTATGGCGAATAAGGCTGTTCCACGTGGAATGGGCGCTATGTCCGACCGCGAAATGCAGATGGTGAGAGAGGCGGCAAAGAAGGCTGTACCGTCTTACAGCGACCGCCCAGTGATCCGCCGCAACAAGGGCGGTTTGATGGCGATGCCAAAAGGAAAGTGCTAATATTACGCAAATGAACTGCTCGCCTTGCTGGCGGGCAGTTTTTGCGCTATACCACCCACGCTAGAGGTGCTTGCTGTCATCGGCTTGCTGCTGCGATAACATTGCGAGCACACCCATATGGCGTTTTCTAACACAGTTTCACAGACGAATTTCAACACACGGCGCGTCATCGACAGCGCGATCCGTCGCTGTAAACTGACGGCACAACAGATCACCGCCGAACACATCGACATAGCCAACGACCAGCTATACCTGTTCCTCTCCGACTTGGCCAACCAAGGCGCGCCGCTGTGGTGCATTGAGAAGCAGATTTACCCGCTGTACGAGGGCGTGGGCGACATCACGATGGACGACGGAACCGTTGACATCCTGAACAGCAACTTCCGCACACTCCAAGAAGTAACCGGCACCAACACCGACACGTCAACGACGCGCACAGTTAGCTTCTCCACAGACATATTTGTGTCCACCGTCGGCGTCCTCTGGTCCGCCGCCGCCGTGCCCGTCGCCCTTGAGCGCTCGGACGACAATGTGACGTGGGTCACAATCCAAACTGAGACGACAACGGCGGTCGCAGGCGAGTGGACGTGGTTCGATCTGGAAAGCAGCGTGGCAACTCCGTACTTCCGCGTCCGCGCGACGACAGGGACGCTCGGTTTCACCCAAATCTATCTGGCAAATACGCCGACCGAAATCCCGTTGGCGCGCCTGAACCGCGACGACTACACAAATTTGCCAAATAAGGCGTTTCAAAACAACCGCCCGCTGCAATTTTGGTTTGACCGTCAGGTCAACAACCCAATTATGCACATGTGGCCCGTTCCAAACGACGCAGCCACCGTCTGCCAGATCGTTGTGTGGCGTCAGCGCTACATTATGGACGTCGGCACCATGACGCAAGACGTTGAAGTGCCTCAGCGCTGGCTTGAGGCCATCGTCGCGGGTCTGGCGGCCAAGATGGCGCTTGAATTGGTCGAAGTTGACGTCAATTTGATACCAATTCTTGACCAAAAGGCCGCCTCAACGCTGTACATCGCGCAAATGGAAGAGCGCGACAACAGTCCGATGATGATTGCCCCCAATATTTCGCCGTACACGAGGTAATGTAGGGAAATGCCTGTATATTTAAGCACTCGCGGGAGGACCACACTGGGTATCGGCATTTGCGGCCGTTGCAGCCGCAAGTTTTCGCTCGATGATTTGTATTCAGACCCCAATTCACCGGGTTTGATGGTTTGCAAAGTGGATTTGGACCAATATGACCCATATCGCCTTCCCGCTCGCCAGCCAGACAATATTGTGCTACCATTCACCCGTCCAGATACGCCTATACCGACAAATCCGGCGGGCGTCATTACGCAGGACAGTGACTACTTTCTCATTAGTGAGAACGGAGAGGATTACCTTGAACCATGAGTAGTGTACCTACCAATCTTATCCCGACGCGCATTACCAGCCTGCCTGAGTATACTGGGGCGAGCACACTCGGCTACCTGCCGTATGTCCTTAGCGGCGTTACGTACAAGGTCCAGTTTGCGAACATCGCAGCCGTCGGCGCGGTGCCGTCCACGCGCATCATTGCGTCGGGTACAGGTCTTACAGGCGGCGGCGATCTTTCGGCCGACCGCGTCATCTCGATTGCGGCTGGCGGCGTCGGCGTCACCCAGCTCTCCCTTACGGGCGTCACGGCGGGCACATACGGATCAGGCTCTGCCGTGCCGGTTCTCACCGTAGACGCCACAGGCCGCGTCACGAGCGCCACTACGACCGCACTAAGTGTCACTGGCTTCGTGCCCACGACGCGCACGGTCACGGCGGGCAACGGCCTCACAGGCGGCGGCTCGCTTGCCAGTGACATCACACTCACGGCCAACTTCTCTTCAACGACACCCTTGGCACTCGGCAGTGCCACTGCGGGCGTCGCCAACACCTTGTCTCGCGGCGACCATATCCATCCAGCCTTG